TTTATCTTGATTACATTATACCAACTGTATGCAACTTTGTCAAGTTTTTTACGTAACTTTTTTATATTTTTTACGTAATATTTTTATATTTTTTACGTAATATTTTTATATTTTTTACGCATTATTGGCGATAGACGCAAAAATAGAGGGGCGGCGCACGATATGCCGCCCCTCTATTTCTTTGTCAAAACTATTCTCCCATCGTCTCGATCAATTTGAGCCGCTGGCCTATCGCCATTGAGGCAATTTTTTCTGACAGTGTATCTCTCTGTTCCTGTGTCCCTGTTGCCGCATCCAAAACATCGAGGTGTAATCCGCGCACCTTTCGGCGGTCGATCAGATTGTTATAGATAACCTCGTTGAGTATTTCCATTTCATTCGCGGTGAATTCCGGCAGCTCTTCGAGGTCAAGAATGATCCCATACCGCCCTACAATCGTATCAAGCCGCGCCGAAAAGTTGCCACCCTCTTTTTTTACTTTTTCCTCCAAGCGATCTACATTCTCGCCCGTGGAAATTGTTTTTCTTGCCATTTTTCTTCCTCCTTCTGAGATAACGGGGGGCTTTCGCCCCCGTTCCGCCTTATACGAAAATGTCGCTACATTTTCCGGTGAGCCTGTCAAGGTGGATGCGCTCCCCGCGGCTGATGAAGTACGCGCGTCCCGCCTGTGTGTAGTTCACTGTTGCGGTGCTCATCCGTCCGTTGTCCCGGCGGAAACGAACTTTATCCGGCGTGATCTCGTATACTGAGAGTCCCTGACGTGTTGCGATTACCTCCATTTTGATTGCCTCCTTGTTCTTCTAGGCTTTCGCCTTGACCTTTATCTTGATTACATTATACCAACTGTATGCAACTTTGTCAAGTTTTTTACGTAACTTTTTTATATTTTTTACGTAATTATTTTTATAATATTACGCAACAAAAATAAGCCCCAGAGCCGAAGCTCCGGGGCTGTGTTGTTTGTCGCTGTTAATGCGGGTTACTCCGTGTCATCCACCGCGATGACCATCTCATGCATGTACTGCCCGTCTTTGAGTCGGACGATTCCCGCGCGCTCATCAAACGATGTGAAATCAGGGATAGACGCCAACATAGACTCGTTCGGGCACTCCGACTCGGCGAAGATGTCCCGAATCTTGCGGACGATGTCCTCGGTGATCGCCTCGGCACTAATGATGGTGATGTTCTTCATTTGTTCATTCCTCCTACTGTCAACATGGCGAGCGCGTCCGCTTTTTCTTTGACGAAGCGGCTTCTCAGCCCGCCAATAACTCCGGCGCCCCCATTGCAGAATCCGTTTGCGCTCCTCCATACGCCGCCGTGGAGCCGTACGGAATCACACTCGGCAATGAGGAAATCATAGATCGTTGCGATGAGATCATGGTCGAAATATGCATCATCGACATAGGACAGGTTCGGATGCCCCAGTCGTTTGCACGCTTCCTGCATGAGCTCGACACACCCACGCGCGCCGTTTTGCACTGCCCGCGACAAGATGACGGCACGCATCGCCGTCGTGTGCTTGTCGGCGCAGTAGTTCTCCTTGCAGAGCAGATCGGAGGCGCGGCCATAGTACCGCTCCTTGATGTATGCGTCTTGGAGCATTCCAAAGTTTCCGGGGTCAATCTCCCCGATCTCCTGCCACTGTCGCTGAAATTCCTCGCTGTTGATCTCAGCCCCTGAGAGTACGCGCCCGTAGTTTGCAAGCTCCGGAACGGGATAGTCGCAGAGCCACGCAAGGAACTCCTTCACGCTCCCCGCAGCGCTTGAGAGCTGATAGAGTCCATAGCTCACGCCGCCAAGGTCGCCCGTGCCCGAGGACACGCACGCAGGATCGCCGTTGCTCTCGTACTTGCGCGCAAGGACGGAGATTTTCTTGATGTCGTCCTGATCCAGCTCCTGACGCATCCGCGCGACTTCCTCCTCATGCTGATCGTCGCTTAACGGCGGATTTTCTGACGGTGCACTGTGTCGGTAGTAGTTCGCTTTCCCTGTGATCGTCCCATCGTCTAGGAGTGCTTGCAGGTTTGCGCCGGGGCATGCGGTCTCCATGAGTTCGCCGTGTCCGACGATATGCGCTCGGTCGGTCGGAATGTCATAGTCCTCGCAGAGGTTCGCGATCAGCATCGCCGCCCGCTCGATCTGCGCCTGTGTCGGGCGCGTGTGTGAGAACTCTCCCGACAAGTGGATGCCTATGGTGTGGGAGTTCTCCCCGTAGGCGTGCGATCCGACTGCCCATACAGGGCGGCCACGCTCAACGGTGCCGTCTTTTCGGATGACGAAATGATACCCGATGCCCGCCCATCCGTTCCCGAGATGCCACTCGTGGATCTTCTCTGCCGATGCGTCCATGTTCGCTCCGGTGTGATGGATGACGATCATGTCCGTTGTTGTACGTTCGGTGAGTCCGCCAAATTCCAGATTCGTCTCTTTGATGTCAACTCTTTGCACGGTGTTCACATTCTCCTTTCTCCTACTTCCCGCTATCTGGCGGGCTTTTTATTTGCTCAGAGCGACGCCGCCAAGAATGACGGCGACGACCTGCCAAACGGTGATTTTATTTTTGAGGCGTCTTTCCCTGTTGGTGTGTTCCTCCTCGTTTTTGCGGAACTCAAGGCGCGTATTTTGCAAGGATTCGTTCGCTCTCTGCAGTGCACTCTCTGCATTCTGCGATTCGCTGCTGAGCACGTTCAATCGCTGTTTCAGCGCCGCGATTTCCTGCCTCTGCGTGCTCAATTCGCTCAAGAGCTGCGCTGTTTCCTGCCGTGAGTGCGTCAAGGTCTCCTGCGATGCGGCGAGCTCCTGCTTCGCTTTGGTCAGCGCTTCGTTCGATGCGTTCAAGGCTGCGCGTGCCATCATCAAGTCCTGCGCGGATTCGTTCAAGGCTTTCTCCTGCGCTCTGCTGATTTCGCCGAGTCTCGTCAAGTCCTCGCTCGACATTGAGACGGTGCTCTCCTGCGGGTTCGGGGTCGCTGCGCAGACTCCATAGGAGAGCGGCAACGCCAAGAGCAACGAGGATAAAAGCACCAATGCGCAGCATATTTTTCCTGTCATACATCCTTCCTCCCTCCTTGTGCGCTTTGCGCGGATTCTGCGCTCTGCGTGTCTTTTTCTTTGGCGAGCTGTTCCAATGTGTCGGTGAGTCGCTTTGGAATGGGCGCGCCCGCCTTTGCCGCATTCTCGATGATGGAAAGCCCCTCGTTGCCGATATAGAACCAGACGATCATCGTATGGACGGCTGAGATGCCCATCGCTGTGTCGAGGTAGTGCGCGAGCGCGACGATGCACAGAATCGACACCTTGCGGATAATTCCGAGCGCGCCGACTCTGCTGCTGGGTCCCTTCTTGCTGTTCGGGTGCTTGCGCTTGTAGCGGTACGCCGCAAGCACGCCCGTGATATAGTCGATCACCATCGCGACGATCAGCGTCTCAACGAGATCATTCCACCCGAGCAGATACCCCGTCAGCCCCCCCGCGACGGAACACCCTGCTCCCCATACCATCTGCACTTCCGTCGGGATCATTCCTTTCAAAAAAATCAATACATCCTGCATACTGCCCTCCCCTTAAAACCGCACCTGATAGAGCAATACGCCCGCACAGTCGGCGGCAAAATCTCCGCTGTCCCAGTCACCGTCCGCCCACTCTTTGAGCGCACCGATGGCGATGGTGGTCGTTGCCGCCCAGAAGCCGTTCATTCCGACGTTGCGCTTGAGTTGGTCGCAGATGAGATAACTAACGCCCGCATGGGCAATTCTGTCAACGCCAACGTCATCGATGATACGGTGATTCGCCCCGCATGGCACAGGCGCAAACATCAATGCGGCGACAAGCACCGCCAAAAATATACGTTTCATATCTTGCCTCCTAGAATACGATTCCCATAGCCGCCGCGCGTGCCGCTATGGCTTCTTTGAGTTGTGGAACATCTGCGTTCATTGCGCGCCCGTTCCACGATGACAGCACGCGACGGATTTCATCCCGCGTGATGGTCCCCGCTGCATAGTCCCGCTCGAATCGCCGCATCATCCGCTTTATCCGTTTGACGTAGGCTTTACGCAGGATTCTCCGATATGTCCAAATCCGATAGCCCAGAAAGTCAATGCCCTGCGATACGGGAAATACCGCCGTTTTGTGGTTGAGTTCGAGCGCGAGACGATTCCTCAGAAACGCCGCGATCTCGTTCCACGCTGCATGAAGCCGTCGCTTGTCGTGGTGGAGGATGACGAAATCATCCATATAGCGGACGTAGTATTTCATGCGCAGAATTTCTTTGACGAAGTGATCCAGCTCATTGAGATATACGTTCCCGTAGAGCTGACTCGGCAGATTCCCGACGGGGATTCCGACTGGGGCGGGGTCGTTCGGATCTGCCGCCGATGATAGAATGACATCGGTCAGCCATCGCGTGTCCTTGCAGCGGATGCGACGAAATAGTATCTCGCGCAGGATTCCGTGGTTCACGGATTGGAAATACTTCTTCACATCTCCTTTCAGACAGCACATCTTCCCGTACATATTGCGGGTCTTTCGTAGGTAGGTCTCTACTTGCCGGACACCTGCATCAACTCCTTTCCCGAGTCGACACGCAAACGACGTGTCGATGAACTGTGCCTCGAATATCGGCTCTAGTATGCCGTGGTAGCTCTGATGGACAACGCGATCACGAAACGGCGCGGCAGAGATGAGCCGCGTTTTCGGATCGTGGACGTAGAACAGGCGATATGCACCCTGCGCGTATGTCTTATCCTTGAGCTCGCGTTCGAGGTCGAATAGATTCCTCTCTAAATGGTGGTTGAACTCCAATACTTCCGGCTTCATGCGCTTGTTTTTCTCTGCGCGCTTTGCAGCGCGGTACAGGCTCTCAAAACTCGCGATGCCCGGGTCAAAAAGATGATTGTATGATTGCATAGCAAACGCCGAGCGTTCGGCATATCGCCTACCAGCCCGGCGCGCTCCTTTCTGTATTTCTCCTGTTCCGCAGAACAAGAAGGATGCGTCCTCCTTTGTCTAACGTACTATCCGCAAACCCGTGAGTTTACGGCTTCTCACTACTAGACAGAGCGGCGCGAAAGCCCACGTTGGAACTCCAATTCGACGGAGATTCGTTCAAGTTCAAAGCCGACCCGAGCTGCGCCCAGTCGCCATTGTCCCAGTTGCCGCCACGCAGCGCCGCACGCTTTCAGGACGCCCCCTCAATTTATTTTTGTTGCAGCACGATGGTTTTTCTCCATCCGCCGATCATGCGGCCGATTTCGTCCACTTTCGCGCTCCAAACTTCGTATTTTTTGAACGGCAGATAGCCAAGCTCTGTGGCGAGTCGGATAAACGTCCGCAGAATGTCAAGCTGCACGTCCATGTCTTGCAGGGTCGTTTTCTTGTAATACTTGTGATTGCAGGAAATGATCAGCCGCAGCAGCTCGTACATCGCCGATTTTGTCACAGCACCCATGCCGTATTTCTCGGATCGCGGATACTGGTTCAGCGCAAGCAGGCCATACTTGATCATGTCCTCGCATTTCAGTTTGATTTTTAGATCTGTCATATTGTTGGGGCAGCGCCCGCGCTATCGCGCGGGCGGTCAGATTCCAGTCATCCAGATTACAGTGTCTCAAGTGCCAAAGCGGCGCGAAAGCCCACGGAGGAACTCCAACCCGACGGAGATTCGTTCAAGTTCAAAGCCGACCCGAGCTGCGCCCAGTCGCCATTGCCCCAGCCGCCGCCACGCAGCGCCGCACGCTTGCCGTGTGTACGAATCCAGTATCCGTCGTTCCACTCCTCCGACTCTGTATTTACGCTTGAGGTCGCAGGGAGCATGAGCGGCGCAAGGTCAATCTCCGTGCGCAGGCTGTTGAGTCGTCCTTGCTGATATGCGTCGTTTTCGGGGCGATAGTTTGCCATCTGGATCGTAACTTTCGCAAAGCCGATGCCCTTTGCGTGCGTTCCTGCCGCGCTGCCGTTCTGCGCACGCTCGATGGTCAGCGTGTTTGACGTTACGGCGGTAATCTTGGCCTGCTCGTTCTCGATCTGGAGGATGTCACCTGCGGCAAAGCCGTTATTGCCGGGACCATTGATGAGTCCTGTATAGGTGATCGAGGTGTCCGATGAGCTGATTCCGCTGCCGTTTGCGATGTACGCTGTGCAGCTCCCCGGTGTGACGCAGTAATCCGTGAGCTGATAGACGATCACGTCGTTCGCGTGCGCGGCGGCGGTGCTCCCCTTCTGCGCGCGGGCGCAGCCCGATAGGATTGCCTTGCCGTCCCCCTGATAGTTGATGCCACTGTACGAGATGTATTCGTTCTCGATTTTGATGACGCCGTTATTCGGCCACGTCTCTCCGCTCTCCATGCCGTCAAGGGTAATGGTCGCGTCCTTGTCGGTGATGCCGTCGTTGTCGTTGATGTAGGCGCGCTTTTCGTGCGTGTAGACGCCGCAGTCAACGACAAAATCCACCCACTCCCAGATGTTGCCGAGGATGTCGTAGATGCCGTTCGCGGTGCCGTTGTGACTCCACGACACGGGACCCGTCCCCGTCAGTACGCGATTGTACGTCGGGTGGTCGTTGGTAACGTCGCGGATGCCACGATTCGCCCACGTGTCCGCCTCGCGATAATCCCTCCCCTGATTGTTGTTGCCGCGCAGGTCATGTCCAAGGATCTTGACGAGATAGATCATCGTCGCATATTCCTTCATTGTGAGGAGGTGGCAGGCCTGCCCGTTGATCTTGCGATTCGCGCACGCCTGCTTTGCGCTGTCAAAATTGATGTGCGTCCACGCGACCTTGCCTGGCAGAGATACGGGGATGTCCGTCGTGTTGCTGCTGTTGATGGTCGGATTCTCGCCGATGCCGCGCGCGGTGTTCGTCGCCTTCTTGTGACTGCACGCGTACTTGTCAACAAAAAAGCCGCCGAGGTTCATCGGCTGTGCCGGGAACTTGCCGCCCTCGAACAGTCCTGCGGGGACGGTGAATTTCGGGATGAATACCATCTGCGTGATTGCGCCGTCATCCGTCAGAAAGTGGACTTCGCGCGTCTGCGCATTGATCTGCTCGCGCAAGGCTTTGAGGCTGAGATGTTTAATCATGGTTTTCCTCCTTCATCGGCAGGTCGTATGTGTGGAACGTGACGCCGCTGAGGTCAAGCGGGACTTCGACGGTCTTTGTCTTTTCCTGCCCCTTCTCGTCTTTCTCCCCTGTTGGGACTGTCTCTGTCTGCTTCGGCGGGATGTCCGCCTCGGCGAGCAGCCAGTAGTGGTCGCAGTGCTTGCAGGTCGAGAGGTCGCCGTTCTCCTCCATGTAGAGGCGGAACGTCTCGCCCTGATACTCCGTCAGGTCGTAGCTCTGCGCAGGGACGCGGATGCCGCTGGCGGTAAATGCCGCCACGCGCAGGATTGCGGGGTTCACCTTGTCAATCGCGATGGTGATTTTATTCTGCTCCATTGTGCTCCTCCTTAGTTCATGATCTGGTAGCGTGCGCCGCCCCGATAGCCGCCCGTATTGTAGACGGTAAACGCATTCGCAGCTCGGGAAATGTATACGTCTCCGAGATCGCCGCCCGTGTCCGCCGTCGCAGATACGTTGACGACGTAGTTCGTATTTCCAAGGTTGTGTGCGACGGTCTGTCCACGCGTGCCCGCGAAGGAGAAATCCCCCTGCGCTGTTGTACCCTCAAGCGCATTGATGCGATCTGCGAGCGATCCTTTGCCGCCGCGTGCCTGTCTGATCTCGTTTTCTGTGTCATCCATGTGCGTCTTCAGGTAGAGCGTACGATTCCCGAGCTGACGCGGCGCTATGTTGACGGGACCGTTCTCGCCGCCAAGCGCAGGATCGGTGACTTCGATCTGGTAGATTTCAGGCTCCCACTGCGCGTTCTCTTTCAGTTTTCCCATGATTGCCTCCTTTAGAAATAGATTTCCCAGTATCCTGTGATACTGATGTCATCCTCTTTGCCGATGATGCTCTTGCGCACGCGGCGTGAGAACATCACGTCATCGGCGAAGAAAAGCCCAAGCTCACGAATCAAAAGGCCGTTCGCGTCGGCATTCCCGAGTGTGAAGTTGAATCGCACCTTCGTTCCTGCGTATTCCGTGGACTGCACAGGGATAAGAACGGCATCCGTCAGCCCTGTATCCGTGTCGCTTGCGGGTGCGCTTCCAGAGCCTACGCCGACTTTCGTGATGCGACCCGCGTAGTCTCCTCCCAAGAGACGCGCCAGTTTCTCGCGTCCCGATGTGACGATGAGATTGTGATCGGTCTCCTCGAATAGGAGCTTCCCGTTTTTGTAGACGGCAAGGTGTACCGCGCCGCGCAACGGGGCGAGTGTATCTTGCTCTTTGATTGTTGTCATAAGCACTTCCTCCTCATGCTGTGTATCTGTACTGCTCAAAAGTCTCACCTCCCCTCTCGAAGCGAACTGAGCCATCCATTTCAAACGCTCCGCCGAAACGATTCCGCGCAGTGCGGCGAACGGTGAAGAATCGCCCGCCATCGAGCCGCCATGCGCCGTCCATAAAGGATGCGTTGCCCGCGTCGAAATTCCACGATCCGTTGAAAACACGCCCGACGGTCACGGTCAATCCGCATTTCTCGTCTTGGACGGTCATGCGATCCTCAAGTTTCGTGAGTGTCGCAGAGAGGCTCGTCTGTTCATCCGCATCCTCGTCGCTGTCAAAACGCGCATCGGAGAGTGGTACATTAAAATCTCGCCCGCCGTCAAGCTGCCATGCGCCGTCAAACACCGCCGCAAGAGGCGTGATGTGCGGCGCGCCGGATGCTCCGTCGAAGATGTGCGTGCTGTCAAAACGCCATGCGCCATCGAGCGGCGCAGCCCTGCCGAACGCCCACCGTCCATCGAAGCGGCGCAGGTGCACGAACGGATAAATCTCCGTCGTCTCGATTTGCGGCGCGATCTGCGCCGCGTCCATCGCCTGCTCTGTGTCGGCGAGTGTGAGCGCCGCCATCGTTTCGAGCACCGCATCCTGTGCGTGCTCATTCGGACCGAACATCCACGACCCGTCGAATCGCCGCCCGTCGAACTGGAATGTTACGCTGTGCTTGTCTACGACGGACAACTCCTGCGTAAGATGCAGTGCATCCGTCTCAAGCGAGTTAAACAGGATTTTCCGCGACGCCGAATTGAGGTTGAAGTCATGCTGTCCATCGAACTGCCACATCCCGTCGAAGATCCTGCCCTGTGTGATCGCATCCTCGTCGCCCGGCGGCGTGCCGTCGAATTGCCACGAACCGTCGAATACGCGTCCGCCGTCAAGGTGCAACGGTGCTGTGAAGCACCATGAGCCGTCAAAAAAGCGCCCCCGCCACGGGTAACGCTCAATCATTGTTTTATGTACTTCGATGGCGTGCGTGTCCTCTGCTTTTTCCTCATCCTGTAGATGCAGAATGAATTCGATGGTCTCAAGCCATGAGCGCGTATTCTTCGCCGCGTTGATTGCACGGCGCATCCGCTTCAACACTTCCTGATCGGTCGTCACATCCTCCGTGACGACCTTAAAGTGATATGGCTTTCCGCCATATTCAAACCATTCCTGCACATGTGACGTATCAAACACAGCGGAAACGACCTGCTCCACTGCTGCGGGCGTGCCTTTTATTCTGTGCCAAGCGATGGAGTTCTTGATGAGCCTGCGCTTTGTATCTATGTCCATCCCGACAGGCTCATAAAAATCGACGTGCCACTGCCATGCAAGAAGGTCGATGACCTCCTCCGAGAGTTCGTCAAGGCGTGGCAGGAGCAGGGCATTCCTTGTCACCGCCGTGATTTTTTGCAGCTCATCATCAAGTGCCCGCGCCGCCGCATAGATCTGTTTGTCGGCGAGGAGATTCGGCGGCAAAATATCAATGAGCGAAACGCTTTGCAGGTCTTTACTCATCTTCCAACCCTCCGAATGTCACCTTGACATGGTCAGCGATGGCGACTTGATTCTTTTCGGTCTTTGTGAATACCGGGGATTTGATCTCTGCCCGTTTCACGCCCGCCGTACGTAGTCGATAATAAAGCTCGGTCGGGTTGATGTCCCGTCCGAGCTTCTCTTTCTGCCATGCGACAAATTCCTGTACGGCGTTTTCCGCGCGGGACTGTATCGCTGACGCTTCCGTTGCATTACTGCGGTCGATGTAGTAGACGGCATCCACGTCATACTTGACGCTCTCTGGTGCTTTTACGCTCACCTTGTCCGTCAAAGGGCGGATTCTGCGGTCATTTAGCTTCTCGCGTACAAGCGTCAAAACTTCCTCGCCCGGGATAACACCTCCCTTGAGGAGCGGATATACAACGACTTCTCCCGGTGCGGGACTGTCCGGATACACATCCGCGATGAGCGCGGATGCCGCCTTTGCGTGATACTCATAGGCAAGTGTCGGCCCCGCTGTGGAAAACTTCTCCGGGGCTTCGTGGATACGCTCGCGATAGGCATCATCGTCCTCCACGTCTGCACCGCCCTCGCTCTTGGTCGTGTTCTCCGCCGATGCCCAAAATGGCACAGGATCAACGATTCTGCTGATCTCTCCCGGTAAATATCCATTTCCCCGCTCCCCGTTTTCGGTGCAAGTTGCCGATGCCATGACGTATAACTCGCCCGCCGGGATGATGGCATTCTCATTGAGCGCAAAATAGATATTATCCCCCGCCGTAACCCGCGCCCCTTTGGGGATGATGACTGCCTGCTCTCGTACTGCCGAAAGCGTGAGTTTCATCGTTGTCGCTGCGGGGCTTGCAGGTAGGCGTTCCGTCCCGACGAGTGCGCCGATATGGTCGAGATAGCTACCCTTCGCGCACGCAAGCAGGTTCATCTTCGCCATCTGGTCAAACAAAAGGCGCTGCTGAATCAGCAGCGCCTCAACTCCAAGAAGGAATAATCGCAGGGGATCGGCTCGTGCGAGTTTCCGTTCAAGCAGTCCCTCCACGATATCCAATATGTGGATCTCCATCTCCTCTGGATTTGCATCCACGAATTTCAGATTCTCTAAATTCTTGAGTCCCATATTTTCACCTCCCTGCGCTATTCATTGATCTGTACTTTTATCTTCGGGGTCAGTTGCCCGCTCTCATCGCCGTCAAAGTTGATGGACTCGATGACCGCGCGCGGCTCATATCGACGCACCGCGTTAAATATCTCATTTGATAGGTGTGCCTTTGCGACGTTGACGGGGCGGTCGATGACTGCACCATCAATTCCGAATTCGCGATCCATTGGTACGGAATATTTGACGGTCGAGATAATCATGCGGACGTTTTGCAGAACTTCCTCGGCGAGCGTCACAGGGGCAAGATTGAGCGGCGGCATTTCTCCGCCGTTGATCTCGTATGTCATATCACAGCCCTCCGAAAACGGCGCTCGCGATGTTGTACGCTTTCCCGTATTTATTCACGAGGCTCTTCTCTTCTTTGTAGTTGCTGTCATCGTATTCCGTGATGGTGAGCGATGGCGTGCATTGGAGCAGTCGCCCGTCCGCCGTCCAGTAATGTCCCGCCTCCTTGATACTGTCCAACCGCCAATAGCATTGTGAGACTGGCTTTCCTCCAATGATGAGTGGGAACACCGCGCCCGTATCGCGCATCTTACGCAATTTTTCGAGCTGCTTTGCGACATCGATGTTATGCGCTGCATCAAGAATGATGCTGAATGTCAGCTTTTCAAGTCCGGGGCCTCCAAACTGACTGACGGGCTTTCGCATGAGCAGTTCATGTTCCGTCCACCGTGCCGCACTCTCGCGTTCATAGTCCATCGGCGTGAGCATATAATTCGGCGAAACTACAAATACAATATCGCCCATATAGCCGATATACACAGGCAGTCACCTCCTCCCCTCGTCGGCGAGTTTATCCACCGATGAATACGTTTCCACTTCCCACTGCGACGCTCCCGCCACAGGACACAGGATCGCCAATGCGTCCCGCAGCTCTGCCGTTGATGAAAACTGTTCCGCTTCCGGCGGCGATGTTTCCGCTGTGCGGCGGGTGTGCTGGGCATCCGTGTGCTGGATAGCTGTCGCCGACACGCCCTGCACCCTTTCCGTTGATGTATACGTCGTCGCTGTGGGATTCGAGTCCACGCGGTGGGCATGCGTCGTGTCCTGTGTCATTGTCTCCTTGTCTTGTTGCTGCTGGCATGATATTCCTCCTAGTTCAGATCAATGCGCGGAGCGGTGAGCTTCAGCGACTTTGACGCGTGAATCTCCATCTCCCCGTTTTTATTTACGATGTAACTACCGTCTTTATAACGGATGCTTCGGACGTTCGGGGCGCTCTCAACGGGCGGATCGGCCTCACTATAAAATGCACCGATGACGAATCCCTCACCCGGACCTTTCCCCGACGTGTTTGGCAAAAGGACGCATAGGACTTGTTCGTCAATCGCAGGCATCCAATAATCCTTTGTGTCCTTCGTGCATCTACTCATGACGGCGAGTTCGGCGGTCGTGCGATTGTCTTTGTCGGGACGGCGTACGATGACCGTTCCCGGTGTGCTGCCATAGGATGACACTTGACCGATAAAAATGCACTCTGAAAGCGACGCGCTGCCCGAATCAGTAGCCATCCAAACACCTCCTTATATCAACGCTTGTTGTGTAGGACGTTGTGACACTGTGCGATACTTTCGTCACGAGGTATTTCCCGTCAAACTTTCCGAAATTCTTGAGCATGAGCGTTGTCCCTGCCGCGAAATTCGTATTTCCGATGGTCGCAAAACTGCCCGTCACTTCCTCCTTGTTCGCCTCGCGCAGCTTTTTCTTTGCGAGGCGCTCGGCTTCGGCAGTGTCCTCCACCTGTTCACGCACAAAAAGAACGCGCCCCTTCTCCTTTCCGGGGATGGTGAACGCGCCTTCGATGACCTCTTTTTTCTTACCCTTCTGGTACTTGACGTGACAGCTCCCATAGGTATCCCGCGTCTTTGCGCGCATATTGTAGGAGAGTAGCCAACGTAGCGGCATTGTCTTGTCATCGAGTTCTGCTTTTACGCCGGGCTTATATACGGTGATGATCGGCTCTTGCGCCTCATATTTCTCATCATCGAAAATGACGATCTGCTCCACCATGATCTTGAGGCTCATGCCGTTGTTCTTGCAGATTTCCAGAAGAAACTCCAAGTCCGACTTATCCGCCTGCTCCACATGGTCAAGATTCGGATTTTCTGCACAGTCCCAAATGAGTGAAATATTGTTCCGCTCGCATATATCAGAGGCGCATTTCCAGACGGATATTTTCTCCCATGTCTGATTGCGCCGTGTGCCGCGCAGGGAAGATTCGCCGACGACCGAAACGCCCTTGATCTGTACTGTAGAGGGGAATCCGACAATCTCCACTTCGTCGATCTCGAATTTCCCTGCGTGGAAAACTGCCTCGCCGTCCTTCAAGGTGATGCGGTTGTAGGTGTGGATGGTGATATCGAGCATATTGCCCTCGCCCTCGGGAAACCAATCCTCCATCCAAAGCTGCGCCCGATCCTCAAGCGTGATCGTTACATCGTCCGCCGCATCGGATAGATTGTCCGTGTAGGACATGGATATGAGGTATTTGCTCACATCCTCTGAAATGTCCTTTTCCTCCGTCTCGCCCGCTGGAGTGTACTTGATTTCAAGCCACGCGCGGCGCGATAGATCTGACCCGCTCGGCAGTTCTTTCAGCCAATCATCCAGTGGATTCTTATATTCCGCCATCGTCTATTTCCTCCACGGCGGTAGGATGTGTGATGCCTCTGGCGCGATGGTCGGACAAATTACCTGCACGCCCGACGGGAATATGGCGATATTCGCAAGGTCACTGTTTGCTTCAATCAGCTGCACTATCGCGGATTCCTTGCCGTACACCTTGTAGGAAATCATGTCCCATGTGTCGCCCTGTATGCTTGTGTAGGTATCAGGCATAGGAAAGCCTCCTCTCATGCGCGTCCTGCCTCTTGAGGAGCGTCGGGAGCATAGCGATAAGTTCCTGTTTTTGTCGCTCAAGTTCCGAGCGCAGCTGCTCCACAACGCCAGCATCTGCCGTTCCGTCAATATGGATGGTTGGGTTGAAGGTGATGTTCACTCCGCCGCTCGGCGACGGCATTGCCGCAATGGTCGGGCTCTGCATTGGAGGCGGTGCTTGTATCTGCAATATTGGTGCGGATGCCTCCAACTGGGGCGCGGCATTCTGTATGGTTTGGGTGATCGGCGGTACAAGACTCAGCATCGGCGACTGTGTCTTTGCCGTATGCTCTTGCATCTCCGTCGCCTTCTGTGTGGCTTCCTGTGCGACTCTCGGCAGCGGCGGTACAAGCGTCAGCATCGGCGGCGGCGCTTGCGCTGTGCTCTCCTGTATTTCCGTTGCCTGTGGTATGATCTCTGCTGTTTCTTTTGGCAATAGGCCCATCATCTCGCCCGTCTGCCTCCATAGGCTTGCCGCCCGTGCACTTCCGTTGATTGGGATTGCCGCCTCAGGCGAATTCTCCGCGAAAGTTGTCAGGAACGCCCCTTTTTTATAAATTCCGCCGATGGCGTTTTCAGAAATATCAACGCCTGCCGCATCCGATGCAGCGCTGTCTCCGCCTCGAATAAAATTGACAACAGCGTCGATCGGATGTGATAGTACCTCGCGCAAGGCTTCCCATTTTTCCTGTGCCCATGTGATTCCCTCTCCAAGTTTCGACTGCAAGAAGGAAACGAATCGCTCGATCGCTGCGCTAGGGTTTTCCCAAAGTAGAGAGAACCATTCCTTCACGGTCTCCCAGTTTGCAATAATCCCCGCAACGCAGTAAATCAGCATTCCAATTGGCCCTGTGATAAATGCAATCACGGCGGCGGCGGGGCTTTCCCATACGCTTGCACAAAACTCCTGCACTTCTTCAAAGTGCGTGTATAGAACGTATAGGATTCCGATGAGTGCTGCGATTGCCATAATGACGATGCCGATTGGATTTGCCGTCATTGCGGCGTTCCATGCCCACTGCGCCGCCGTTGCTATTTTCGTCGCAAGTTGAAGTCCTTTGACAAACTCGGCGGCAAGTTGGAAGGACGCATAGGCAAGTGCTGCGCCTTGTATGATCAATGTCATTCCTGCGATTGTGACGATAAGGGCAGCGATCCCCGCCGCCACTCCTGCAATGATTACCACTAACTCCTCGTTTCTCGATGCCCACTCAGCGATCGATGTGAGAACGGGCGCAATGCTCGCAAACACCTGACCAACGGCAGGAAGTAGGGCACTTCCAATCGTGACGGCTACAGCATCCATCGTGTTTTTTGCAAGCTGAATCTGATTTTCTGTCGTCTGACTGCGTGCTGCGTATTCCTGCTCCATAGACCCTGCATACTTTGTCGCGTCTGCTACTTTGTCAAAGTTCTCCTGCAGGTTTTCGAGATTGCCAAGGAGCGGCGCGATCGCACCGATAGATTCTTTGCCAAAGAGATCCTGCAATGTCGCCGCTTGCTTATCTGCGTCGAGGGCTTGGATCGCTTTCATCACGTCGATGATCGCCCCCTTTGCATCTACTTGCATCCTGCTCGCCACATCCTCTGCGGTCATTCCAAGTGAGGCGAATGCAGCGGCCTGTGTTTTCGTCGCGCCCGCTCCTGCGCTCATTCCGAGGATGAGGTTCTTGATTCCTGTTGCAGCAATCTCTGACGATGTTCCCGTTCCGACAATGGATGCGCCGAGTGCGGCGATTTCGCCGGAGGCAACGCCGCCGACTTCGCCGAGTGGGCCGATGCGGGTCACAACCTCCGAGATGAGCGGCGCAGATGCCGCCGTCGTGTTACCGAGATAGTTGACTTTATCTGCAAGTGCAACGACCTCTTCTTGATTCATTTTGAATGCCGTTCGCCATTTTGCCATCATATCACCCGCCTGATCGGCTGTGATATCAAAGGCAATGCCCATCTTCGTCGCTGACTCTGCAAAGGAAAGCAGATCCTCACGCGCGATGCCGGACTGACCTCCCGCCGCGACAATCTGCGCGATTCCCTCCGCCGCCATCGGCAGCTCCGTTGATAGCTTGAGGATATCACCCGACATCGCCTTGAATTGCTCCGGCGTGTCAAAGTCGACGACCTTCTTCACGTCCGCCATCACAGACTCAAACTGAATTGCCTCATGTGTCGCTTCGATGAGCGGCGCGGCGATTGCCCCCGCCATAAGCGTAGCTTCGAGGAAATTCCCCTTTGCTGTGCTGAATTTATCACTTGCTCCCTGACGCTTCTCGCGCAGCCCCGCCATTCTCTCGCGGTGAGCGATTGCCTCTTTCTCCTTGGCAATGGTCTTTTGAAGGGCTTCTTGCGCCGTGCGCTGACTCTCTGCAAAATTCTTTGTCGATATTCCCGCTTCGGAAAGTGATGAACGCACGCTTTGAAGTGCAGCCTGCTGATTTGACAGCGTGTCTTTCAGCTTCGCCGCTTTGGTTTTTGCCTCCTCAAAGTCATTGCCGAGTGCCTTTGTTCGCTCTTCGCTTTCTCTATATGCGGTGCTCAGACTCTTGATTTCCGCTTTCGCGGCTTTATACGTCGCAGGGGTGAGCGTCCCCTTCATGCGATCGAGGCTTTCCTTTGCCTGATCGACGCGCGCCTTGAGCGCCGCCGTCTCCTGCTCAGATGCCTTGAATTGACTTGCAAGTGCCGACGCGCGGGCGCGTGCCTCGGTGAGGCTGTTTGAATTGTCTTGGATGGCGCGCTTGAGTGTCATGAACTGCGCCGACTTTGCGCTGATATTCGCAAGCTCGCTTTCATATCCGCGCAGCGCCGCCGTTCCTTTATCCAGTTGCGCGTTTACTGCATTCGCTGTCTGCGCGACGTTCTGGATGGACTGCGCTGCTTTTGCAATCCCCGCCGCGATGCTACTGTCTATTGTTGCCTTGAGCGCGATGGCAAGCGCGAATGTTTTTCCAGTTGACAAAGTATCACCTCCCGTTTATGCTAAAGATACTGATATTACTAGATTTTATGATTGGAGGGCGTAACAATGACCGTATTGCTTGCGATTCTTTTCATGGCGATCCCCGCCCTGCTCTTCTTGATTCTCGCGACGAACGCCGTCGCCTTGACTGTCAGCGGTTGCGCGGATCTCCTCGAATGGTTCTATGATCGTTTTTATCGCGGCAAATCAGATGCATCGCTTCCTGCTTCTCAAAATCTCGCCCGCTATCTTCCATAATTCCATAGAGCCGCCCGCAAGGCGGCTATTTTTTATTTACGGCCTTCTTTGCCGCCTCATTTTCAATGTCGATCTCTGTGTTCATGATTTTCATCCAACAGCCAAATTCCCCCGTCGGCATTTCAAGGAACACGCCGATGGGGGAATTGCTGTATTTTGCCATGCGCAGAGCAGAGCGCCGGAGGTTTTCCCCTAGCGCGATCCCATTAAAAAATTCTGTACCTTGAGGCAGACAGCTGTGAAGTCCGCGCCCGAAAGTTCCAAAATCTCATCGTATTTCATCTTTGCCGCCGCCGCTGCAACACGCGCCTGATACGACTGCGAAAGTGCCATGACACTGATCAGAGGATCATCCTTCTTTGCTTCTTTCTCGCATTTGAGGAGGGTGTATCCTGTCACACGGTCGAAGTCAAGGTGAATCTCGTCCGCGCCATTGTGCATCGGCTTCTTGAGGTGGATCACGTTCGCCTCGTCAACTGGTTCAGCGTCGTATACTTCAACGCTCGCTGTTTCTGCCTCTGGTGTAATGTCCAGTTCGTTCTTTTTGTCGTCTGCCATGTCGTGTCCTCCTTAGTTCATGCCAATGTTCTTGCGGATCGGAGCGAGGATGTCAACCCCGCCGATAATGGCCTTGTAGCCGTACTTGTCAATCTCCGCGAGTGTTTCGCCGCCATATTCGAGCTTTAAGTAGTGTACCTCGATCGTGGTGCTGCTCCCCGACGTGTTTCCCGCCTCGAGGTTTCCGCCAGAGTAGCTCTTGGCACGCCCGCGCACAACCACGCGATAGCGGTCATGTGTGTACTCTTCCGCTCCAGAATCGAATCCCTGCACATCAGAATATGCCTCGAATTTGATTGCCTTGCCGCCATGATAGCGCATCGCCGTTTTCGTCGGCACCTGCCAGTTTACCTTGACTTCGAGGCTTTCAAAGTGCCCGTGAATCGGCGCAGAGATCGTTCCTGCAATGCCGATGCCCTTCACGTCCGTCGTCATGGACGAAAGGTCAGGAAGGTCTACACTGGATGCGCTGATGCAGTCGTCGTTTCCGTCGATGTAGCAGCGCATATCGTTGATAACTTCTGGAATTGTCATGTATTCTCACCTCTTCCTTACGCGAACAGCGTCTTGAAGTTGTTGACATCGTACTCAAGGATGTCGTCGATCTCCTGTGCCGGAACGGGCGGCGTGATGTAGCTGTGCACGCGGATAATCCCCTGCAAGAGATCTGTTGTCGGATTTTCCTCTTCGAGGAATTTCACGTCTGCGCCGAGCAGGAATCCGCGCGACACTAGTCCGTTGAGGCGAATCTTCTCAGAGTCGATAATCGTCCGAATAAGACGCGGCATGAGCGGACGATCAACCGTCTGCCAATAGGTCAGAATAAAGGTCTGATACTGCCAGTCGAACATGCGGCGAACGCAAATGAACGAGTCCTTCACATCCGTAATGGATGGATATGCGCCCGTGTAGTTGCCCCAGCTCTTCCAACCCCCGCTAAAGTTGAGTGCAGTCATAACCCCCTGACTATTGAGGAGATTTGCCTGGTCGAGCGAGAGCCCGACCTCCGTGCCGTCCTTGAGGCAGATGCCCGTCGCCTGCATGGCGAGGTTCGAGGGACTCTGATACGGCACATCCTCATTCGCCGCATCCATTACGCCGATGATTCCGAGGATATGTGTCGACATGCGGAATACCATATCACCGCTGCGCACGCTCGGCCAGCATACGACCTGATTCACGCCCGTATAACTGTTCTTGTTCTTCCACTCGTTCACGTCAGAGTAGTGTTTCACTGCGCCCGTGTCCACGTCGGTCAGGCAGATGCAGCGGAAAAGTCCCGAGATGTTCATTGCCTTTGCCTTCATGACAGCGGCAACGCTCGGATGGTCCGACCACCCCGGCGCAGCGACAATCCCCGGAACAAGCGAAAAGAGCGTATAGATGGAGTCGAGCCACTCAAGTCCCGCCGTCCCGTTCTTACTCGCACCGCCGATGATGTCCGCATCCTTTACTTTCGACGGGTCAATCTTCGTGTACTCAAGATAGAGTTTGTCAGCGTTCTTGAGTGCGCCCGTCGGCGTAACCGAGATAACGAGCCGCCCTTCATCGTCGTACGCCGCTGTGTAGTCCGTGAGGTTCTTCGCGGGTTCTGCCGCCGCCGATGCTTTGACCTTGAGCGATGCGATCAGCACGGGATCGTCGAGCACGACGCGCCCTTCTGTGACTGTACGCCCGTCAGTATCTTTGATCTCTGCCTTGTGTTTTGCAGGGTCAAGGACGTTGACAAAGATAATCGGCTTGACTCCGTAGAGTTTGAACTGCGCATACATGACCTCTGAAAGCGTGTATTCGTCCCAGTTCTCCGAATATCCAAGAGCTGCCACCGCCTCATTCCAGCCGTAGCAAATAATAGGTCGATTGACGTTCTTCGCGGGGTCAGCCGTCAGATGGACGGGTGCCGTCCCAAACACGACGGGCAGTCCCGCCGTGGTGTTTACGGGTGGAAGAATGGAAGTCGGTACTTCCTTCACCCGTACGCCGTGAAAAAATGCCATATTCTTTACCGCCTTTCCTTTTCCTCATGCTCCTGCACGGCTTTCTGGTACAGGACATTGAGGAGCGATCCCGTCTCCCCGACTTCTGCGCGTGCTGCATCGAGGCTTTCCGGGGAAACAAAAAGCGGAGCGTGGATTGGATCGTCCTTGAACGCCTCCGGAATCCCGTCCGCAAATACTTTATACGTTGAAAGATCTCTGCTTCGATTGCTCGGGCCGATATAGATCATCGGCTGTGCAGTCACTTCGACAGGAGTTTCTTTCTCCTTCTTTTTTGGCGGTGCTTTCTGCTCCGCCGCCTCCATCTCTTTCATGTGTCCTCCTTTCACATCCTGCCGAGAATGTCGTTCCGCGTGTTTTTGACAACGGGCAGGATTACGTCAAAGTCAATGCGCCCCCAGTATTTCGGGTATGGCTGTTCATCCGGGATACTGGTTTCGAGTTCACCGTCCGCAATCTGCCAACGGTTCTTGATTGGGTTCTTTGAGAGCAGCGAGAAGCGCAGAAACTCCAAAACGTGATAAAGGCTTTCTGCGCCACACTTCTCCGCCTCGGGGCATACAACGACATAGACCGCCATGCTTGCAAGGCGTTCTTTCTTCTCGTCCTTCACCTTGTGCGGACGGATCACGATGTGCGGGAACTGCTCCTTCTTCATCGTCCGCACATCGGCAATCGGCAGAAACCCCGCATGGGCTTCTCCTGTGCCTGACTTTTCGTCATAGCGTGCAATCTCATCACGCAAAAAATCCGCGATCTCCTCCGCGCATCGCCACGGGGTCATGTTTTCCCTCCTGTCCGTCGTTCAAGTTCATGCATGATTCGCTCTTCGTACTTCTCCGCCATAGCATCCATCGTCGTCTCGATCACGCTCTCATCGTCGAACATCTGCGGAACGGATGGACCATAAACGCCCTTGAGCGGATAGCGTTCCGCCCCCTCGCGCATGAGCGGGGCATCTCCGTGCATAAAAGAGCGCGGGACAACTCCGCCGCTGTCCCGCTTGATGGACACGAAAACGCCGTCCTTGCGCCGCCGCGTCCCACGAAAGTTCTTGACTGGTTCTGTGCCGCCCTCAATGCGTATGACGGTATCAAGGGGGCTTGGATTCTCTACTTTCATGCGCGATTTCGCAACGCCTGACTTGATGGTGTAGACTTCGCGCATTTTCTTTGCGCCTACGGTCATGCCATGACGCGCTGCGCGTTTCCCCGATGCACCGAGTGCAGCGTGCAGTTCGCGCCCTGAGAGCGATGAGAGTGCCTGTCTGATTTTCTCTGCGTCGTCCTTCGACACGTCCACTTTTATCATCGCGGCATTCCTCCTCTCGTCAGCTGTCATGCCCCTTGAGTACGATGGATAGAAGCCCCGCCTCATGCGTGCACGAATCCACAAGCATGACTTCTCCATCAAGGTCGAACCGCATTCCCTCAACGGGGATCTCCGGGAGTAGGCGCGACTCAACGTGTACAGTCACGCCGACTCCGTGAATCCCCTCGTATGCGTCATACGTTGCACCGCGCAGGTATTTCTCCTCGGTGCGCGACTTCTCTACAACGCACAGGCAGACCGTCCCGTTGAGGTCGTGTTCCTCTGCGAATTCGTCTGCATCAAAAAACACGTCCCTCAGATCCTCCGTGAGATCTTCCTTGAACGTGCTCATTTCTTTTTGCCTTTACCCTTCCCATTTGCGGGTTTTCCGTCCGTCTGTACAGCGGCGGCAGGATCAAAGGCGGGGATTCCACTCGCCCCGTCGTCGCTGTCCGAATCGGACACGTCATCCGATGCGCCGCCGTCACCCACGTTGCCATCATTGTTGTCATCGTTGTCGGTGTCATCGTTGTCGGTGTCATCGTTGTCGGTGTCATCGTTGTCGGTGTCATCGTTGTCGGTGTC